CTCAAGGACATTTTAATGCCTGGGTGTGTAGTAGGTTGATCTAATACGCAATAAGCACGCAATTAATCGTGCAACAAGAGAGGAAGTGAAAATATGAAAAACGAAAAAGGACAGTCAGCAATCATGATTCTAATTGCACTCGTAGCAGTAGTCTTATTAGTTGGAGTGATGTTTGCATTACCAATGTTTGGTAGATATCAGACATTACAGAATGAAAAAAACCTAGTTCAAGTTAATGAGATTAGGATTCAACAACAAGAGCAACTAATACAAGTAGAGAAGCAAAAGGCGGAGATTAGAATTGTTGAAGCTGGGGGAATTGCTGAATCTCAACGAATCATAAATGCAACCCTAACTGATAAATATTTGCAACATGAAGCAATACAAAGTCAGGAAAAGTTAGCAGATAGTCCAAATCATACAACTGTCTATATCCCAAGTGGACAGAATGGTTTACCACTAGTCAAGACCGTTGATTAGTATAAAGAACTGGGCTGCGCACAGTACACGCAGAGAAATGGAATTAAAAACTAAATACGCGGGGTGGCGGAATAGGTAGACGCTTATGACGTGTGAGTGGTAAGGGTTTCGTAATACTCTGCCTTAGTGGAAGACCTGTCATCTTCCTATGGAATGGCCGCAAGCTGACTAAAGAGAGAAAACGAACATCGCACTGACCAGGTGACAACTGGGAGTATCGGCCCGCAAGTCGATATACGGACATTGAACCTATGTAGAGTGCAAATCCCTACCCCCGCGACTTAAATAAATATATGAGTGAACGAATATACGCAATTATTAAACAAGAAACCGATGGCTTGAGGATCTTACCCATGACCTTTAAACATGGATTCAAGTCGACCATCAGGCCAATGTTGGATAAATTAAAACTCCATGCAGTGCCAGTGAAAGGGAAAGAATGACAGAAATTAAATTTAGGGCTTGGGATACAGAAAATAAATGTTGGTATAAACCAACTTTCGAAGCATATAGAGGCAATCTATGGGAGTTATTAATTGACTTTAGTGGTGAATTAAATGCTCATACCACGGAAGGATTTGAGCATCAATCTAAATGGCCTGATAGATATGTATTAATGCAATTCACTGGCCTGAAGGATAAAAATGGAGTTGACGTGTACGAAGGAGATATCTGCCGTTTTTATCCTGAACCAGAGGAAAAACATTTTTTTTATGGAACTGCTTACATAGATAATAACAAGGTTGGTGGTTCTTGGAAGATCATTAAATGCGACAACACGGGCGGAGAAGATTGGCTAGATTCATCATCGTTCTGGAATGAGAACTACGATATTATCGGCAATGTGTGGGAGGATAAGGAGTTACTAAAATGAGCGGAGTTGAACGGCCAGGATTCCTAAAAGCGATGGTGCAGCATGAAGTCTTTGAACGGGATGTGAAGCCCCAACCTTTAAGACTGTTTAAGCCTGAGACATTTATTCAAAGATTAATGCGGGCTATCAGCAGCAAGCAAACAAGGTCAAGGAAGTGGAGAGACTAATGAAATGTGAAGAATGTCGGAAAATAATCAAAAAAGGTGAGGGGAGCGTGACTTTGCAGAGTGTAGAGAAGGAAGACTTTGGTCTAAAGTTCTATGTCTGCAGTAAATGCGCCCAGGGTGTTTATCAGATAATCGGAAAGATAGCTAAAACTTGATGCTAAATAAAGTTAAGAAAACATCTAGAGGAGCATTAGTCAGAAAGTTAGATAAGCTAGTCAGTGAGATGGTCAGAGTCAGGGACGCTAAATGTGTGGTCTGCGGATCAACTTATATGTTACAGGCTGGACACTTATTTACTCGTACGTCGTATTCTACTAGATGGGATTTATTAAATGTCCATGTTCAATGTGCGGGCTGCAACTTTAGACATAATGGTGATGCCTGGCCTTATACTAACTGGTTTATTGAAACTTATGGTAAGGATAAGTTAGTTGAGCTGCATGCTAAACACCGAACTATTGCTAAGTTTAAGGATTGGGAGTTACAAGAACTGTACAATCAGTTAAAGGAGCAAGTATGACCAGCACAGAAGAACTACGAAAAGAATTTAAAGTTATTATCGACACAGCAATATTTAAGGACTACTCAGACTATGCAGTCGATCAATTAGTATCCCTCTTCCAAGAGTACAGTGATGCCCGTGTGAAAGAGGCACTAGAATCTGAGAAAAATAAACCTAAGTCTTGGAGCCTGGATACAATGTTGCATTGTACTAAATGTCAGAAAAGACTAATTAGTACTCGTAACAAATCTGGATTATGTGGCATCTGTTTGAAAAATAAGTGGTCAAAAGATAAAAAACACCTCACCCCACAATCATCAACTACCCAGGAGGAGAAAAGTAAATGAATGTTATCAAGATAGTTAGAAGAGGAGATAGGTATATATTTGCTTGGATCTATGATGGTGTGTCTCTGAAAAGAGTACCAGTTATTGACTACGAAATGCAGGTACTCACAACCGATGTGTTGCAACTGTACATAGAGGAGCTAGAAATCAATGAAACCTAAATCCCAACAACCCCGCCAGGTTAAGAATCGTGTCGGTTACAGGATTAAGGACTTCAAGTACGGCACCGCCACGAACAACCTCACCTCATCCATACCAGAGAAGATTGAGAAGCTTATTGACGACTTCAATAGCTTACCTGTATCAGCCAGCGTCAACATCCTCGCCGGGAAGATCAACGAAATCATTGAAGCGTTGAATAATCCAATCATTGATCACGTACGTGTCGATCAGCCCCAGTCCCCACAGGACACACAGTCCCAAAAGAAACAGCAGTGGTGGTGTGATCGTTGTTGGTTGTGGTGTGATACTGAGGATTGTGACCACATCAGTTGCCAGCCCTCTCCAGCAGCAGAAGGTGGAACTCTGACTTTAGGCAAGCTCGAGGAACTTTACGCCGACGCCAGTAAACACCATAATTGCCGCTGCGAGATATGCGGTGATGAATTTGTCATCTTATCCCCTCTTGAGTCAGGGCAGGCGGGAGAGTGGGAGAAAGAGTTCAAAAGACTGTTTATGTATGATCGTGGTGGATATCTAGAATTCGATATTCATAAGGCTGGAAATGTTGGAATATTAATTGATTTTATCAACTCCACCATCAAGCTAGAGCTGTCCAGGCAGAAAAAGGAACTTATACATGCCATCAATCCCTTTGACTTGGTTGAGAGTTGTAATCCTGACTGCACCCCAGTCGAACACGCCTATCACCAAGGCACTTGGGACGCGCATCTGAAGCTTCAGAAGATCTTAGATCACCTCTCTGAACAACCAGTGGAGCAGAAAGGGAAAGGATGAAAAAATTAACAGCTAAGAAATTAACTGAGTTTCCATTTGAGTGTGCTTGTGGGTATATATCTAAGTTAGTTAGTGATATTCCCAAGACACCAGAAGAGGTTGGGCCTTTAATTTTCCAGGAGTTTATGAAACATAATGAGACCTGTCCGTTACTGAAAAGGTTATTAAATGATTAAAAAAATAGTTTGTCCAAGATGTAAAGGGTTGGGGGTTGAACGCTGTTTTAAGACTGATGATGAGTGTTCTTGGAGTGCTGTTGTGGACTTTGACATTTGTACTGTCTGTCATGGTAAAGGTTGTATCACTCCTGGTCAGACAGCCAAAGAGATGATGAAGAGGATTAGGGAGAAAAAGTGAGTTCAGAGAAAAGTCCATATAAAATAATGGGGATTTCAATAGGTAAGTTACTTGATAATAAGAAGATATTACCTGAGAAGCCTAAAAAGCATGTTAAAGACTGTCAATGTAAGACATGTGACCTAATAAGGTCAGGCTCTAACTTCGCAGTCACAGGTAACAAGACAGGAGGCCATTGGTGAAAAAGGAAGTAGCAAAACTTAAAGGTAAAGAAAAAGCCTTAGACAAACTGGACGGTATTAAAAAGCTAGTAATGGATGCCTACCGGGCTACTAAAGGTAATGTCACTAGTTCATGCTCTGTAGTAGGGATGGGGCGGGCTACATGGTACTACTGGCTGGATAAAACATCTGAAGGCTTTGATGCTGACTTTGCTTTAGCCAAACAGGAAGCTGATGAAGAGTTAAACGATGATATTCGGGACGTGTTGATTGAAAAAGCCGGGGATGGGGATATGACCGCAGTTATTTTCTACCTCAAGAGTCGTCATCCTGATTTTAAGCCACAGCCATTAGTCCAAAACTATAACCAAACTAATAACTATAACCAAGTCGCCAGTGAACAAAAGGATAAATATGGTATTGAGTAACTACAAAGCTTTCATGGAGGATAACTTCAGAATTATTGATAAGAACCAACAGGAAGTCCCATTACGACTAAACAATATCCAAAACCATTGGATTGATATTCAGGCATTACGAAAGATTGAGCTAAAAGCCAGGCAGCAAGGGTTTACCACCATTATCTCGGCTAAAAAGGCTACCAAGTTTATACTACTCCCAAATCGCTACATTGTGACGATTGCGGATAACGCGGACAATGCCATGGGCATACTTGAGCGGGTTAAGTTCATGCTCAGATCATATGAAGAAATTAATAACGTCAAAGTACCATTGAAATATAACTCTAAGTACGAGCTGTTCAATGAAGAGAAAAATAGCCATTGGATCATCGGTTCAGCGGAAAACCTAGATGTTGGACGCTCAAAGACAATTACCGACCTTCATATCTCTGAGGCAGCCTTTGCCCGGGATATTAAACGGCTATTAGCCGGAGTGCTGCAGGCAGTTGTCCCTGATGGCGAGGTGGACATTGAAACCACCGCAAATGGCTTTAATGAGTTTAAAGAGATCTGGGATTTGGCTAACCTAGGCGAGAATAACCTAACTCCACTTTTCTATAAAGCCTCAGACTTTTATGATCCTGAGTTCCTAGCAATAAAGAAAAAAGAATTAGGGCACTATTACGACCAGGAATACCCAGAGACCGCAGAAGAGGCCTTCTTGACCTCAGGAGATCTATATTTTGACCCTTATGCCTTAAAGTACTACTTAGCCAATGCCAAGAATCCTAGTACTGAGGGCTTAATATATGTTTAGACAATACCGCCCGATTGAACATGGAGAAACGATTGTAGTCTTTGCTGACACTTCATATGGTGCAGGTGACTATTGTGCAGTCCAGTTCTTAAGTAAAACCAAGATTGATGTGCCACTTGTCTATCACTCCAAGACTATCGCTACCAACATGACAAACGAGATCTTCCCAATTCTAGAAAAACTCTTTGATGTAACAGGTATCAAGCCCATTGTGGCATATGAAAGACAAAATGGTGGAGTGTTTGAGATGGATCGGCTGGCCTCACTCAATAGAAATAATAAGTTTGAGATCTTTAAAATGGTGAATCGGGGTAATGTGGACAATGCTGACGCTACTAAGCTCGGTTGGGATACTAATACTGCAACCAGGCCAACCATGTTACAAGACCTTAAAGATGCAATCGACCATAACACTCTGATGATATATGACAAACCGACTATCAATGAACTCTACTCCTTTGTTCTAGCCAAGACTACTTCTTCAGTTAAAGCCCAGGCTGAAAGAGGTGCGCATGATGATTTAGTAATGTCTTTAGCCGGAGCTTGGCAACTATATCAACAAGCTGAAGTCTCAGTGGCTGAAATGAGCCAGTGGGATAATGTTAATGCAGGCTTAGGAAAGAAGTGGAGTATATGAAGAAACCTGTTTTGCAGAATTTTAGTCTTTTATGTCGGATCTGCTGGAACAATAAAGATGCAGCAAGATGTAATATTCATTTCACAAAAGCAGGCGTCGCAGTTATTGAATGCTTCACTTGTGGTACTAAGGAATATGTGGGTATTCCTGATGGAAGTTCTAAAACAGAACTTAGAGATTACGAAGAGTCAACCAAGAGGAAGATTAGGGAATCATAATGACCACAGCAATTGATCTTGAAGACTACAACACCCAACTTGCCATCAATAACGAGAAGATGGAAGGATTACTTAAAGCCATGTTTCCTGATCTTGGAGTACCGTATGAGGATGTGTATAATATTCTCATCTTTTTAGAACAGACCCAGGTCAATGCTGCTGTCTTACCTAAAGTTATCCGTGGTATCCACAACATTGCAATTGGCACTGGTCGGGGTCAAGTGATAGTCCATGTTCAGGAAGACTCATCTAATGTCAGTATTAGAGAACAAGACGAGGAGATGAGGACAAAAGTATGAAGATGTATAAATCACCCTTTCAACATGCCTATCTGTTAAATGGGTTCTTTCCAGGTAGTCAAAGAACACATGCTTGTTTGAGATATGGTATCTGGTGCTGGTCTAATGCTGTGAGTAACCCAAAGATGGCTATAAGTTATCTAATGAGAAAAATGAGTAAACTCCTTGATAAAGGTTGAGTAACTCGTGATATAATAATCCTAATCGCTAAGATTGAATCTAAGGCGCCGGAAACGGCGTCTTTTTTGTGGGAAAAATTATGGCTAAAGCCACTGTCGTAGAAGCAAAAGGAACACCAGCAGAAATATCTACATTCAGTGAATGTAATAAGCACTACAGCATTGCTAGAGCTGATCTTGAACAACGGACTTTTAGAAAGAATGGCTTTGATGATGCCGATAAAATGTTTGCTTCATTCATCGATGAGGCTACTTGGCCGTACTCCTCAACTATCTTTGTCCCCATCCCCTATACCACTATTTTAGAAAAGTCAGCCCGCCTAGTCGGTTCTAAACCTAAAGGCAGAATGGTGCCAAGAGAAGGTGGGGATGCACTCGGAGCATATATTAACAACGAGCTTTTGTCCTACCAGTGGGATGACAACGCAAGATTAGGTGAATCAATGATCTCTAAGTGGATCAGTGGTGACCAAGGTACCAGAAAGTACGGCTCAAAGTTTGGTCTATGTAAGTGGCGCTATGAATGCCGGACAGTAGATGGTAAAAAGACAGTTTTCTATGATGGCCCGGACTTTATTTGGTGCAACACCCGTGACTCTTTGCCTAACCCAGCCTACTCCTCTGTCCAGAAATGGTTTCAACACCGGGAGTACCTAACACTATTTGACTTAACTAAAGTCAATGACGCTGCTAGGACTGAGCCTGTATATAAAAACCTGGACACTCTTCGCCAATCACTGCGGGAAGATGGTACAGGTAAGGGCGACAACAGAAGTGCTAACACTATCTCCAAGAATAAACAGATGCGCGGACTGACTGACTACCTCGGCCAGGATGAACTGTATAAAACCATTGAGGTTATCACTGAATACCGCCCGGATAGGTGGATTTCCTTTGTCCCAAAGCATGGTGTGGTTATTCGCGACATTAAAAATCCATATAAACACCAGGAAATCCCGGTTATCCACCTTAAATACTACCCACTCGAAGATGATTTATATGGAGTCTCCGAGCTTGAGCCTGTAGCCAAGCAGATTAGGGCTTTGAATGCCCATGCATCGGCCTATTCTGACCGCTTGGCCCTGAAACTCCGTCCACCAGTCCATGTCAACCCAACTAATGTCCGTATGCACACACTTGAGTGGAATCCTGAGGCTAAATGGTTAATGAACAACCCTAACCAGGATGTCCAGATCATGGAGATGAACAATGGTGATGATTCTTCGTACTCTGAGATCAATAATGTTCTAACAGGACAACTACTTAATGCCTTAGGTGAGTCGTCACAAGGGGTTTCCCAGATCAATCCTACTCAAGATACAGGCCGAGTCACAGCTACAGAGGTTAAAGATACAGCATTTACCAGAAATGTCAGGGATAACATGAACCAGATCTTTTTGGCAGAGGCTTTAAAGAAACAGATCATGTTCTGGCACTCAATGAACCAACAGTTTATGTTTGAAGGCCGGGCGGAGAAAGCCAAGGTTATCCGCATTGTCGGTCGGGATGCAGTTGAATTCTTTAACCGGGCTGGTATGTCTGATGTCAGGCCAACCCAGGAGGATGCAATAGCTATTGCTAATGGACAACCACCTGCTGATGTGGCTATGGGGCCACGCTTCCCAGTTGATCTAGGTGACGATATGGGGGAAGTCCCGAAGTTCCAACCCGACCAGTATGGTGAGGGTGGGAATTTAATTATTGAACCAGGTGACCTAGAGGGTAACTATGACTATATCCCTGATATTGAGACCATGCAGGCGCCTACAGACCAACAAGTAGAGGCCAAGCTGACAGCCATTATGGCAACCATTAGTAACCCAGTTATCTTGCAGATGTTAGCCCAAGAGAATAAACGGCCAAAAATCTCAGAGCTACTAGTCAAGATGTTTGAATCCACCAAAGTGATTAAAGACGCAGATCAATACTTTGAGGATATTCCTCCGCAGCCCCCAACAACAGGGGCTCCTACACTTGATGGTCAAGGTCAAACTCAACCAGGAGGAGGCGCTACGCCAGAAGCAGGGATGGCAGGTCAAGGAAACTTGCCAAACCCCGGGCTGGTTGGAGGTAATCAAACCCCTCCTGGAGCGCCAAATCAAATCAGCAGTGGTGGATCCGCGTTCGTTTAAAGACGAAGCGGCCTACATCTTTGCACAGAAAGTAGCTTGGGCTTACGGCCAGTCGGCTTCTGAACTGTTGACAACTTTAGAGTTGATGGAAGAAGAAGCTGAAGCGCTAGTTAAAAAAGAAAAAGGTGAAATAACAGATAAGTTGAAACTTGGGTTAGGTTAAAGAAAGTGAGGTGAACACAATGGGATTTAAAAGTTTATTTAAAGTCAGACAGCCAGGGCATGGTGAGAACGTCCAGAAAGGATTTGAGGCTGCTTCTAAAAGAAGCCAAGCCAAGAAATTCCCGACTGAAGACAATTCACAAAACTCAGGCGGTAAGAAACCAGTTTAAAGGAGGTGAACAAATATGAGCGTTGTAATTAAGAACGTTGGTGCACTTGAATTTACCACCAGTGGAGGAACTAATACTAGAAAAGTTGGTGCCCGTGGTAATGAAGGAACTGTCCGGCTAGTTTTAAGAAATGTTGAGTACGTCTGGGGGCCAAATGAATCCAAGACTTTACCCAATGATATTGGAGCTGAAGCTGTGGCAGCAGATAACAGATTAAGGATTGCTGATACCCGTGATGGTGCTGATCGCGGTGCATTGAGGACTTAAATGGATACCAAACAATTAGAAGATCTGCCAGCTTCTAGTGATAAAGAATTCTGGGGGGAGGCAGAGGTTAATACAAACCTAACTCCCCAGAAGATGTTTGATGAGGCGCACTACTTCATCAGAGTTACTGGACATGAAGCCTATTGCCAACACTGTAACTGGGGCTTTGCCCTAGATCCGGGGGATAAGGTTAAAGATGGGCATTTGTATTCGAAAGATGGACAGTTAGTTATTTGAATCTTGGCTAGTATGAGGCACAGGTACTAGTCAGGATTCTGCTAACTAGCAGACGGCTCGCCACCGACCCAGGCTGTAAGAGAGGGGGTGAAATTAATGGATAAAAACCAAGAAGTGGCTGTAGAAAGCGAGGTTGAGACAACAACCCAAACCAGTTCGCCACAGGTTGAAGTTCCAGCTACGAAGGAACAAACAGCTCCGACCCAGGTCGATCAACCTGTTAAAGAGCAAGTATCAGATGTTGAATCAGAAGAATCAAAAGATCCGAGGGAATATCAGATCAAGCGACTCGCTGAAGAAAACAAACGTCTGAAGTCAGAGAGACAAGGTTCGGCCTTTGATGCCTATCGGCCTCAAGTCCAACCAACACAAGGGGTTGATGTACGAAGTTACACCAACGAGTACGGAGAAACTAACTGGAATGCATACCAACAGGCAGTTAATGCCAATGCCCAACAGGTAGCCACCGTACAGGCCCAGCAGACAGTTCAAGAGTTATTAGACGAGAATAATGCTCGCTCTAAACACCCTGAGCTGTTCTCAGATCCAGATATTGAGCAAGAAATTGCCGATAGATGGGTGGCCGCCAAACTGCGTGGTGAGAACGTGTCTGTTTCTGATATTGCTGACCGTGTTGCAAAACGCACCAGCAAGGATGTTTCCAAAGCCGAAAAACGCGGTGCGGAGAAGGTACTTCAAGAGGTATCGGTTAAAGAACAGGCAGGTATGTCAGCTTCAGGACAAACCTCTCAAGGATCAAGACAGCAAGCGTCTGACGACGATCAGGCCATGCTAGAGGTTGAAACAAGAGTAGGTAATCAGGATGCGCTAGTTGCCCGTATGCAAAAGATACCTTGGGCTAATAAGTAGGTCGACTCACTTCCCCTGGTGAGAGACTAAAAATCCAGGGGAAGAAAGAGATGGTGAATAGATAAAATGTTAGTTACATACGATGATGGATCACGAAGAGAAGATCTTTTAAATGTTGTCGGGGATGTATCGCCAGACGATACCCCTTTAGCAACTATGTTAAAGACTTCAGTTGCCAACGACCCGCTGCATCAGTGGTTAGAAGAGTATATTACTCCTCCGACTTCTGTTACTGCCGCTGCCGAAGGTGCTGCTGCTACTTATACAGCTCTTACTCAACCAGTCAGACGAACGAATATTACGGCCATTTTGACCCGAACATTCCGAGTCTCTGGAACTGAGCGAAACGGAACCAGACCAGGAAACGGTCAAGACCCCATGGACTATCAAGCTGCTAAAGCTTTGAGAGCCTGGAAGATGGATCAAGAGTTTTTACTCTTAAATGGTGCTTTGGCTTCAGGTGCTTCAGGTACTGCTAGAGGAATGGCGGGTATTGATAGTGTTATCACTACTTTATACACTGCTCGAAACTCTGGTACGTCACTGTCAGAAACTGAATTCCAAGACATGCATCAGGATTCTTGGATTCAAGGTGGAACTGAAAACTCATTTGATTTGGTCTTAGTGCCTTTCGGCCTTAAGAGAAAAATCGATGGCTTTACAGCCGGTGCGACCAAATACGTTGACCAATCAGACAAGAAACTAACCCAACCAGTTGCTATTTATGAAACATCTGCTGGCGTTGCCCGAATAATGCAACACCGCTATGTTGATTCTGCTGCAGCTACC